AAGGAAGACTATTCAAAGGCAATCACGGCAGCTGCTGTACAAACAAATACAGAGACTGCTGTAGCCAAAACACCGAAGCCATTGCCAAAGTTATCAGCACCTAAGCCGGCAAATATTAATAAGTCTGGTACAGGTGCAACACAAAATGCTGCTACGACTGCAGACAAAGATGGTGTCTATTATTATCTAAGACGCTTTGGATTTCAGGAGCTAAGTGCACCGGTTAAACCGGCTGTAACTGTATAAAAAAGAAGAGGGGAACCTTGCGATCCCCCTCTTCCCTCCAATCAATCTTCGGAAGCAAGCTTACTGAAGAACGCAAGATCATCGTCATCATCATCGACTGCCGTAGCAGCGGCAACAGCTGGAGCAGCTGCAGCCTGGAAGACTGGGGCCGGAGCCTTGTACTCTTCCTCGTCAAGTTCAACACCACGGACCTTAGCCGGAGCATTCAGGACCAGAACATTGTTGAGACGGGTCTTTAGTTCGTCATATGACTTGAAGTGCTTCGGATCCACGAGCTCCTGAAGAGAATGCTCCTGCTTCCAAATAGCTTCAAGCTTGTCGTCATCATCGAACAGTGGTGCGGGAGAGTCGAATTCTGACTTATCGTAGTTGGGATAGCCCTCAACCTTACGAATCTTAAGCTTGAAGTTTGCACCCGACCAAAGATCGAAGGGATTCGTTGGCTGTTCGTCTGCGAACGATGGGTTCATCAGATCGTTCAGCTTATCAAAGATCTTCTTACCGTACTTGTACAGGAAGACCTTACCTTCGTTTTCAGGATTAGCTGGATCCTTGACAACAAGAATGTTGCTGTAATACGCCAGACGGCGCTTTTGTTTACGTGCAATTTCCTTGTCGGAATCAAGACCAGTATTCCAGAGGGTGCTGTTCATTTCACCTACAGGATCGTCCTTACCGAGAGTCGTGAGTGACTTCTCAATGTACCATAGGCCAGTTGGTCCCTGGAAACCATGGTCCCAGATCTTGACGAATGGAAGGTCTTCACCTTCAGGTGCGGGGAGAAAGCGAATAACTGCGTAACCGTTGCCTGCCTTATCTGTGGCACACTTCCAGAGTTTGTCGTCTCCGGTACGGTCGAATGTGGTATTCTGCTTGGCAAGTTCCTTAGTGAGCTTGTCGAAAGACGAAGTCGAGGAACGCTTGAGGTCTGCGAATGACATATATTTTCTCCTAGTATGTCGTTGTATTACGTTATTTTACGATTTGTGTTTTACCGAGAGGTACAATGCACCACCATCCCATGGCATGAAAGGAATATCCATATATTCGATATCATGCTCAGTGAACAGAGGAACAAATGTCTCGGTGATGTATTTATCATTGTCAACACCAAAGATGTGGTTAGAATATGCAATTAACCAATTTTTTGTGTTGCCAATGCGCCCCATGATTTCATCACGGAGATCAAGAGGCATTTCGGTGAATGACCATGTACCGATCATAAGATCAGCATCTACAAGGTCATTCACATCAGAGGTGTGCACGATATTGGTATGACCCAACTGGTCGTGATACCACTTCTGAATCTGACCGACTTCTTTAAAGTCGTAGATAATGTACTTACCCTTGAAACCAAGCTTATAAACGATATCGGCCATATCACCGATTCCGCCACCCAGTTCAACGATAGTATCTAGTTTGCTAAGTTCTTCAGGTCCCCATCCGTTCAGGATCAGGTGAGCCATATGCTGGATACGGTTCATCGTTGTAGGGAAGTCTTCGAACATGCTAAAGTGTTGGAAGTCTGCATCGCCATTATAACCGATCATGACTTCACGGAGTGCTTCACGAACAGTCTCACTGGCCTTAGCAGCCAAGAGTACCGGACCGATGTAGTCTGTGAAGCGAGCACGAGTCATGAAAGGAACTGACATCGTTGATGCCCAGACCTTGAAACGTTCCATAGGAAGGTGTTCAATATCTGTAGCAAATACCTCACACATTGTCGACCAGTAGTTACCATCGTTGATCTGCTTGGCGCGGATCATCTTGTCATGGTTTTCCTTGGTACAGGCAATCGGTGCCTGCATGGTCATGCGAGGATCTTCCTGTTTTGGAAGGGAACTATATGTAAAAAACTCACTCATTCATCACCCATAAATTTATCTTTCAGGATCTTCCTACACTTGAACATATCATAGTGGAAGAAAGGCTTGTACTTCATGCACTTCTTATATATCGTAGGCCACAGAACACCGTCTTCAACCTTTTTATTCCAATGATTGAAGAAGCCGAGCAAATCATTCAGGATGATTATTGTCTCGATACTTATTTCACGGCGCAGATATTGTTTAAGAAGGTAGGGATGCTGCCCATTTTTTACTATAACATTATCATCGAATTTTGTACACAGTTTATTTAGGTCTTGCTCAAATATATATGTAAGTGATTGTTGGCGTTTCAGCCAACTTGCATAGACCTTTTCAGAGTCATCATTAAATAGATCTCCTACCCACTTAAGATCACCATCAACAAAGTTGGCAACCAAGTACTGTAAAGGATCTTTATGTTTGGAGAGTTTGTAGTACTGGTACTTATCTTTGCGAGTCTCAAACGACTGTTGAGATGCATTGACTTTGCCGTTGTACTTGATATAGTCGTATGATGTGGTGAAATGACTTTTGACTGCCATGAAAGTCTTATAGCTCTCAAATGGTGTCATTCGGTCCAGAATCCATCTTCATCGGTATAACCGAATTTTTGAAGCAGTGCAGCTGCTTCCTCAGGGCCATTGCCTTCAAGCAATCCATAGATTGCATACGCAAGTTGATCTGCCTGATCACCAAGTTCACCCACGAACTTTAATGATGTTTCCACCATTTTCATATATGGATCTTCACTCATATTGGCAGATGTGCCCGCTTAGGAAGGAAGTTAAGATCCTCACATTCAGATTGAAGCTTCGACTTGATACGTATGTTATTACGGATAATCATAGCCGCTGCTTCAATCTCAACGTTGTTCGTCTCACAATAATGGACGACGGCATCTAAATAATCTATATTTCCTCTAGTAACAAGAGATTCAATGTCCTTGATAAACTTCTCAGTCGTCAAGGCTTTCTCAAAGATAACGTCGTCCACCATAATTCATCCTCTATAAAAAATATGTGCACCGATTTTGGTGGTGCGATCAAATACTCTACCCCATGACGGACTTACGTAGTCAGCGTGGTAGAACTTCGCTCCTTTAGTTACGTCGCCATAGTTACCTATGTAAACGTTTTCTGCGATTTGCTTGGCTTTGCGATATGCTGACATATCGGCGATTCGCTTTCCTCCCTCACATTTCCATGAAAATTGGCATACGCGCGCAGTTCTCTGATTGATAACTCCACATGGTGTGCTAGGGAATCTTTTATCTTTCGCACGGTTCAACACAACATTGTTGACCGCAATCCTACCTTTGTAGGGTTCATGACCTGCTTCGAAGTATGTATTCTCGGCCATGCATTGGATTTGTTTTTTGTCGTATGCGCTCAGATAAACTGGCTTGTTTACGATCTTTTCTTTTTCGATTACCTTGACTTCAGGTACCTTGATGATCTTGACTTCTGGAACCTTGGTTGGCATTGCAACTGCTGCTGTTGTAGCAAGAGCAAGGCCAAGACAGAATCCTTCAGCCCAGCGAAGGTACGGGAAATCTTTTCTATTTTCGAAAAGTTTCATTTAATCCTCTTTTTGTCAAATGACTTTGACAATGAAGACGAAGCTACCAGAGTGTCTCAACCCTTTATCGTCATCAATGCTATTAGAAGATACAAAATGAAATAACGAAGGTGTATCTTCCATCCATTTCCCTCTTACTGGAAATGCAAAATCATTAGTTGTTTTCGTCGGTGGCATCCGGATGATGCCGCTTTCTAGCCATCTAAGACTTGAAGTTTTGTAAGAGTCAATGGAGGATTTCAACCTCCGCATACTAATATTTATACCAGTTGTCATATCAACCCGTAGCACCGGCAGTGCAACTGGTAGCAAATTGGCCCGTTCTGTTCCAAGGTGGAGCCATACCCGTGTAGATCATGCCGCTAGGCGGATATCTGCAAAGCTATCGTTATCGTTAGCATTTATGTTTAATGGCACTTTGCCAGGCAATCAGTCTCAAACCGCCCTATTACACGAAAATCGAATTCCATGGTCACCCCCATCATAGACACTCTGGCTAGAGAGTACCTGCGATTCCAAACTCTGCCTATTCTATTGCCCGGATTTCAGCAATAGTAATCGAAACTTTTATTAGCCGGTGTGTATTCGGCCCAGAGTATCTATGGTGGAGGTGCGGGGAGTCGAACCCCGGTCTTTCCGCCTTTATTGTTGATTGTCAACAACTGATATACTATATATACAATGTTTTGACTTAATTGTACACAACTATTTTAGCACCAAGATTGTTTTGCATCACCAAAGTATTCACGTGCAAAACCATTCTTGATGAGCAAAGCACGAAGGCTCATGCCGTCAAGAAGGATATCTCCAAGAACACGGCCACCAAACTTGTCCCAATCATATAGAACAACCTGATGCTTTTTCGTAGCCTTAATTACGTCTTTTGTAAAGA